TTACTCTTCGTATTGATGGCGCTAATAATTATTGGAATATTTTTACAGGAACAACTCCAACAACCCTTAAAACTAATAGTCTTATATTCTTCCACGGCGCTTCTGGTATTGCTTCCAATTGGTGGTTAGATGGAACGCAAACAAACACAAACGCAGACATTAGTGATAAAAGAAGTAAATATAATATTGAAGATTTTACAGCATTAGAAACCATTGAAAAACTTAAACCGAAATCATTTGATGTTATTGATGATAAAGATGTTAAATTTCAATATGGATTTATAGCACAAGACGTTGAAGAAATACCAGAAGTCGCTAAATTGGTTTTCACAGAACCTGATTATGTGGCTAATGTAAATACTTATGGCAAACGCGTAAATGATGGCGAAGGTTGTATTATAACCGCTAATGATGATTTAACTGGTAAGATTGAAGTCGGTGATGAACTTAAATTAGTTAGTAATAATAATGATAAAGACAATCAAGAGTTTATTTTAGATGCTACGCCTTATCATAATCGATATAAACGTCGTTATGCGAAAGTTACGGAGATTATATCACCAACTCAATTTAAGGTTGATTGTGAAATAAATAATTTATGTTGTTTGGATGATGATGAATTTTTAATTTATGGTAAAAAAGTTGAAGACGCTAAAAGCCTTGATTATAACTCATTTATTGCCTTAAATACCAAAGCCATCCAAGAATTGTATAAAATCATTAAACAACAACAGGAACAAATTAATTTATTATTATCTAATAGAAATGTATAATAATCCTTTTTTAAACGAGTTAAGACATCAACGAAATGTTAAATTAATTGAAAGCGATAAATATATGCTACCAGATTATCCTATTAGTGCCGAAGACTTAGAAAAGATGAAAGTATATCGTCAAGAATTAAGAGATTATTTTCAAAAAAATGAATTTCCAAACCTACCCGAACGACCAATTTAATCATTACAAAATTATTATCTCATGTTAAAATAGATTAATATAATGGAGGGCGTTTCAGCAGGTTTTCCGACATCTTTGTCTTATCGTATTCGTTCCTTAGTTGGTAATATGTCTCGTATCGGCGTCAAGATTACTCCTGACCGCCAAACCGGCATTACCGCAAACGATATCATCACCCTAAAATTACCAAATAACTCACTTGTGGATTTAAAGACTTTTAACTTCTTTTATAAATTCACTACAAGTGGAACAACTGGAACTTTCCAACATCCTCGTCTTTCATCTTCTCTCATTGAACGTATTTCAATCGTCGTAAACGGAAATACAATAGACATAACTCCCAGTTATAATTTTTTATATAATACACTTTTTGACCTTGAATGTGGTAGCGAACAATTAGCCAAACGCTCAGCCTCAACTGAATTTTATGACCCAACTCTTCGTTTCACTTCTGCTGACCCTTCTTCATCTGCTGACGTTGCTCTTGTCGGTGCTAATGCTTTTGCGACTGGCACTGCTGCTCCTTCTAAAATTGATGGGGCGATTTGTAACTGGCTCGGTTTCTTAGGCTCTTGCTCTCCTTCTACAATTGACACTTCTGATTTTGGTGATGTTTTTATTCAATTTCAAATGGCAACTCCTAACATCCTTCCATCAACCATCAATGCTACTGCTCAAACCCTCGCTGGTGGTTCTTTCACTCTTGATGATGTATATGCTACCGTTGATGTAATCTCATTCGCAAGTGATGAATATTATAATCTAAAAGCATCTAAACTAGCATCAAGCGGACTAAATATCGGTTTCTACTCTTATCTAAACTCTCGCTTTGCCTCTTTCACGAAGTCATCAGGCTTAAACGTCTCATGGAATGTATCAGCCAATTCATTAGACCAAATCATCTGTACCCTCCAAAAGACTGATGCTAGCACTGTTTGGAAACCACTTATCATCTACGGTTCTAATGATGCCGGTGCTACTGTTTATAATATGTCTCAAATAATTGCTAACCCTCTTGGTTTAGTTAATAACACTGGCTCAATCCGAACTGATGTTCTTGGTGACGGTTTTGCTCAGTCTTATTACTTCCTTCGTAACGCACAAGCCATCAAAGAAAGTCGTATCAGCATCAACAACCGACCCATCAATTATGGTTATCTAACTCCAAAAGAAATTTATCTTGAAACCATGAAAGCCTTAGGTTATAACCAACAAGACATGATGACTGGTATTAACCCTTGTATCTTCTCCCTCGTCCATTTCTGTAAATATTATTTTGCTCATATTACTGACCTTACTATCCAAGATAATAAAGAATTCTTTGTTTCTGGTCTCAATTCTCTTGGTTCAACTCTAACTATCACATGGGAAGCCAACTTCTCAGGTTCTTCTAACAGTCAAACAGCCGTCCCAGTTTGCTATGCTCGCCTAACTAAACTCCTCCAAGTGAAACCAGGACGGCAAATTATGGTGGTATGATAAATAAAAAATGATTTAAAAGTTTTAAGACATTTTAAGACAATATGCCAAAAACAAAAATTAATTTTTCTAATACAGTTATTTATAAAATCTGTTGTAATGACTCTACAATCACTAATACTTATGTCGGACATACTACTGATATAAGAAAACGTAAAAGTCAGCATAAAGGAAACACTAATAATGAAAAATCAAAAAAATATAATTTTAATGTTTATAAAAATATTCGTGAAAATGGCGGATGGGATAATTGGAATTTAATTCAAATTGAAGAATATCCTTGTAAAGATGTAAATGAAGCAAAAGCCCGTGAAAGATATTGGATTGAAACATTAAAATGCTCTTTAAATATGAAAATACCAAATAAAAGCCAAAAAGAATATCAAGAAGAAAATAAAGAAATAATTGCTGAATATCGTAAGCAATATCAGATTGATAAAAAAGAAGAAATTAATGAAAGAAGAAAGAAATACCGCGAAGCCAATAAAGAAGTAATATATGAAAAAGCAAAGGAACGGATTAGATGTGAAGCATGTAATTGTGATGTCCCGAGACGTCATATATCAACTCATAACAAAAATAAAAGTCATTTAGAAAATATATCTAAACTAAATGTAGATAGATAATGGAAGTAAGTGCTTATCGTGCTCCAATTGTGTATGATAAAATAAGTAAAATAGCCGTAGCAGAAAATAAAATGAGAAATACAAGACCGTTTTGCGTCGCTAATACTTATCAAAATGAATCTGAGTTTCAACAAGCCGAAAACCGTTCTCGTAATTATGCCAGAAGCGGGCAGCAGAAATTTGCTGACCCATTTGAGTTTCATCCCAAGCCTTATAACTGGTATTTTGAAGGCAGAGACTTAGCCATACATAAGACACTCCAATACCATCAAGTAAAAGACCATCCAGAATTGATAAGCATCAATAATCTAAAAGTTGTTGGAAGATATTAAGCAAACCAAATTTTATTTATTTTTATTTTTTTCTATAATTTAATTATAGACAATGGAAGAATATGAAGAAGCCCCTAAAAAACAAAAATTGAATCGTGCTGAATTATTAGCCAAAGCAAGAGCCGCCAAAGCAGAAAAAGCAAAACTAAAAAGACAAGCACAAGGCACTACCGAATATGAATTTGTCGCTCCTGAGAAAGAATCAGCCGTTGTAGTTGAAGAGAAGAAGCCTAAACGAAACTCTCGTAAGCAAAAACCCGTAATTGAAGAGACTATATTTAATATGGATGGTCTAAAAGAAGAACTAGAACCTGAGATTGTTGAGGAAGTTATTCGTGTGCCTGCTAACCGTCGTAAAAAGATTGTAAAGCGAACAATTGAAATCGAGGAAAGCGAAACGGATGAGGAAGTCCAAGAAGAGATTGTTAAAATCCCAAAAATGAAAAAGGAGTTAAAAATCAATCGTAATGAAATGAAAGCAAAGTTAGTTGAAGCAAACAGCAAACGACTCCTAAATGAATTATTTTCATAAGCAGGGAGCGCCCCGCACGCGCAAAATAATAATAATTATTAATAGAGTAAAGGATGATTATTGAAAAACAAGTATCAAATATTGATGATACTCCAATCGTCGTAAAGAAAAAGAATGTCCCGCAATCAAGCAATAAGTCATTACCAATTTTATTTAATACGTCTCTTTATATCGGAAGCAAAGGGACGGGTAAGACTTATAAGTTATGCGAACTACTAAGGATGTATGAGAACAGTAAAATAAAAGACGATGATGGAATTGAATATGAGATGAGAACCATTCTTATTTGTCCAACTGCCTCATCAGGAGCAAATGAAGTTTATAAGATTTTAAAGTCATTAGACCAAGAAGAAGATATTCATTTAGAATATACCGATGAACTACTTTCATCCATTTTAGATGATGTAAAAGCCAAAGCAGAACTGTATGATGAATTTATATTATATAAAAAAGTTTATGATAAATTTTTAAAATATAAAAATATTGAACGATTAACTTATGAGGAACTGGATATGTTAGAAGAGAAGGATTATATGACACCGGAAGAAGTATTTGGAGACATGAAACCAAACGTCAATTGGATTATATTCGACGACTTAATTGGCTCAGGTGCTTTTAATAAAAAAGCAAAATCGCTTATCAATAACTTAGTTATAAAGCATCGTCATTTGAGATGTAATTTGGTTTTTACCACACAATCATTCAAGGCTTTACCGTCGGTAATTAGAACCAATATTGACATTTATTGTATCTTTAAGTCGTCATCATATAATGAAATTTTAAATAAGATATTCGAAGACATAAGCGGCTTCGTTAAATACGATGACTTTTTAGAAGCCTACGAACATTCAACCCAAGAAAAGCATAATTGTCTTACCATAATTAATAATAGCATGGGAGGTTCAGGAACACGAATATTTAAAAATTGGGCTACTGAACTAATTGTCAAGAATTAATTTCTATAATAAAATTATAAAAGATGTTAAGAAGTAATATTTTAAAAACAACTCCATACCCCGAAGAATTCACCGAAGAAGATAAAGCCAATTATGACGTCTTATACGCCCAAGCAAAAGTAATTCATCCCGAAATTGAACGCGATAATAAATTTATTATTCATATGGCTATCATCGCTCATATTAGACAACTAAAAGGAATGTCGGCTGATTTTACCGACGAAGAATTAGAAGCCGTTCGTGCCTCCTATCAAGATTATTCTGACCCAGCATCCAAGATTGTAACATGCGAAGAAGCCCCAGACCATTACATATATGATAAAGAGAATAATCCAATTTATTTTCCTTCTACTTTAACCATTACAAGCGACGAGACTGATAAACAAGTAGTGTTAGAATCAGTCTCTGAATAAAAAATATAATCATTAATTAGATTAACGATGAGTATTGACACTAAATATACTTATAACGCTCTTCCGTATAACATCCAAGATAAGAATAATTATCAAAACCGACAAGGGACTAAGGACACTTATACTTATAAAAAGAAAAGGGTTGTTTGGCTTAGTTCAGCCTTCGCTACATCAAACACAAGTTCTGGAACAACTTATTACGACTTTTCATTTGACATTACGCCATTTCAATTATATTCACAAACCAAATTAAGTGTCATTTCATTTACCATAAATCAACATGCCACGCAACCTTTATACATCAAAGTTGAAAACTTATTATTTAGAGGCGACAATTATTACTCATCTGATAAGGAGGCTTATCCCTTTTTATTCGTAGGTCATATTGGAGCAAGTGGTAATCAATTTAATGATAAAATTTCATTAACCTTAGTCCCCCAGTTAATTAATAATATTACTATAAAAGTAAATGACAGTTTTACAAACCGTGATACTGGTTATACTATTGCTGCTGGTGGCGGAGGTAATTTCATAATTGGATTATTATTTGAAGACGAAGAAGCGGTTTTAGATAACGCCGTTTCAGAATTCAAATAAACGGCGAAAATAATGCTTATTATAAGTAAGATGCCAGTACAAGATTTTTTTTATTCAAGTCAATCAAAACCTTCATTCGAAAAGAATTATGATTTCAATGTTGAATTGGATTTAAATGTTAATTTAAAATCTGATGAAAAAATAAAATTTAAATTATGCGACTTTACGATTATGAACTCGATGTTGAATGTAAGTGCCGCACATAGTAATAATACTTTTGCTATTGTACTTTTTGATATTAGTTATTTTATTACCATTCCAGATGGTAATTATACCGCCGTAAGTCTCCGTGATTGGATTAATGATTATATGACAACAAATAGTTATCCATTAGCCTTCAATTACGATAAATCAACAAACCGTTATTGGTTAGTTACAAGTGTCGGTATTAGTGGAACAGACCTCACATTTTACCCTAAAAATTGCGCACAACTTTTTGGTTTTACTAAAAAGGTTTCATACGTCATTCAATATCCAAACTTATATTACTCGGACACTTATGTGAATATGCTTCCTTATACTAAAATAATACTAACAAGCAGCCTTACATTTGATAATAGTACACAACAAAACTTAGCATTGCCTTACAAGAATGGTAATGCCGGCGTTGGTAATATCGTACATTGGTTTGATAGAGACATACCTCCTTTTACGACAATTAGTTATACTAATAATATGAATAAAGAAATTGAAATTGCGGACAGAAATATAAAATCAATTAAATTCAGCCTCGTAAATGAATTTGGGACAAGTATTTATGACGCCCCTCAATGTCTGCTCCACTTTCAACTAATAACTTATGATAATACAAATTGGTATAAAAAATTTTATTCACTACTAAATGACATAAGTTATTATTTGTTATCATTATACTGGCGAACTAAATAAAATATAATCTAATATTAGATAATATAATGGACTTCATTGGAACAGCCACAAGTTTAGCAGAAAAGGCAGGAGAGGCATACGGAGATTACCAAAGGGGAAAACAAGTTCGTATGGGAACTTATGGTGGCGCTGAGGCTGCTACTAAATTGGGTCACTACTCAAACAAGAAATGTAAATGTATGGGACATTATACTAAATAAGCAAGACATTCGTTTTTTTTGATATAATAATAAAAAATAATAATTATTAAATTGTTTAAAATGACAAAAAGAGTTGATAAAGAAGCAAAAATTCGCGATGTATTGGAATTCATCAATGATAGGATTATTATAACCGAAAATGAGGATGATTATATTTTAACGTCTGATATATTTTATTTTTTAAATCAACATCGTGACTACCGTAATACAATCAATTATCCATACATAAATAAAGCCTTTAAACGAATACAAGAAGACCATCAAGGCATCACAAAACGTAGTTTCAAAGGCAGTATGAACTTTGTTGGTGTTTATTGGAAACCGACAAAAGTTATTTAAAAAAAAATGATAAATATTATTAAGGAGATTAAGATATTTAATGGAACTGACGGACTCGGAGAAGGCTTTATTGGCTAAGAAGGAAGCAAAAAAGTTAAAGCACAATGAAGCACAAGCCAAATATCGAGCCAACATTAATAAAGACAAAGTAAAGGAATATAATAAGAAGTATTACGAAACTAATAAAAAGAAGATTGCTGAGATTGAGGAGAAGATTGTACCAAAGAGAGTCATGAAACCAACTGGTGACGATAAAATACCATCTTTCAAGACTCGTACAACTGAATTGGCTGATTCAACCATAATTGATTATTTGAAAAAAGCAGAAGTCCTCCAAAACATATTTCATAAGAATGAGTTAAGTAAAGAAGTTAAGTTAAACTTGCTTGCTATATTTATTGACAATGAATATGATGAGAAAGTAATTTTAAATGAGATGAAATTCCTTACGACTAATGTAATGAATATGATTCAAAAGATACGTAACTTATATCCAAATGACAACTCATTTAAGTCTTACATTAATGTCTTAGCAATTATTACAAGTCATTTTAAATCGTTACCAGAAAAGACTTACCAGACTTTAACAAAGGTCGCAATCAAGACTAATGATGAAGTCCAAATAAAACGTCAGGATAATATATTAGAAGACAAAGATAAAGATAAAATTATTAGTTTGGATAAAACTGAGATAATGGATAATATGGCTAAGTTGCGAAACATTGAGGACAAGATGGTTTATGGCTTATATACGCTCTTTCCAGCCCGTCGTTTAGATTGGCGTAATGTAAAAATTACAAATGAAACTGATGTGACAAAACTTGATAGCAAAGATAATTATTTAATTGTAAATCCCAATGTGCCATTAACAGTCGTATTTAATAATTATAAGACTTCGAAAACTTATGGTAAGCAATCATTTGAGATTGAAGATGAAGACTTAAAAGAAATATTCAAGACTTATATCTTAGCCAAGCAATTACAAGATGGCGACTACTTATTCTTTCTCAAAAAGAGTAGGGAACTGCCTTTAAAAGAAAGTTACTTCTCATTAAAAGTAAGTGAGTTATTTAAAACCATTTATGGTGTCCCTGTTAGTGTTCGATTTCTTCGTATGTCATGGTCTACTTATATTAACACGCAACAAATATCATTTAATGAAAAGCAAAAATACATTCAAAAGATGGCACACTCCGTCATCGAATCTCAACGTTACTTTAAACTACCTCCGTTAGTCTCAGTACTCTCAGAATAATCATCAATGAAACTAACTTTCTTTTTGCTTTCGTCTTGTCTCTTATTTTTATAACATTCAACGCATCTAACTCGTCGAGGAATATACTCAATACTAACCTTACAATCAATACACGGTCGTTCGGTTAGTTTAGTTTTCATTTTATTTTATTTTAATTTAATATAATAATCATTTTTTATTTTAAAATGGATTTAGAAGAAATGACTTGGTTATTATTTGAGGTCATTTGGGACATGAAAAAGGCTGGTTTGGACTACGAAGAAGAATTTGACCTATTAGTTGAATTAGATGAAGAATTAAAGTTAAGTTATAATAAATAATATAAATGTGTTACAAGGACGAAAAGAAGGAATATCATAAAACTTATTACCATGAGTATAAGGAAGAAATAAAAAAACAACAAAAAGAATATCGTGAAAAAAATAGGGAACAAGTATTACAAAAAAAAAGGGAAAAAGCAAAGTTATATTACCAACAAAATAAGGATAAAAAAAGAGAACAATCTAAGTTATATTACGAACAAAATAAGGATAAGTTTAGAGCTTATAAAAGAGCAAAAAGAGGCGAAAGAAATGAATACCATAAAAAGTATTATCAGGAACATAAGGAACAGTTAAAAGCTAATATGAAAAATTATAATAAAGAAAGAAAAGAAAAAATGAAAGAATATTCTAAAAATTATTATCAGCAAAATAAAGACCTTTATAAAAAGCATCGTGAAAATCGTAAGGAACAAAAGAAGGAATATCAACAAAAATATCGTGAGCATAATAAAGAGCATATACAACAACAACAACTAAAATATCGTGAGAATTATAAGAAACAACAAAAGCCAGTTGTTATAATAGATGAGAATGATATAAAAGTTCAAGTAGGTTTATTTGTGGTTGATTTTAGTTAAATCCAAGTCTGGAACAATTTTACCTTTATGAATACAAATATTAGACTTAAATGCGTGATAAGCAAGATTCATATAAAATGATTCTTCATTTTCATCATTAGGATAATCTCCATATTCATTTTTATAAGACTTAATGGCTTTAAAAGTTGAACCGAATATATAATCAACAACTGCCATATTTGTTTCGAGATTATTTTCAGCAACATCATTATTAATATAATGATTAATGAAATCATATACTTTGTCTTCGTCATCTAAAATATCTTCATTAATATTCTGATAAATATTTCTAATCATTCCGCAAATAAGGCACATGTTTTATATGATAAAATATGACAAAAAGAGAATCATTTTTTTTTGGGAGTAGTTTTATGGGGCTACAGATTTATATTTGCCAAAATAGGTCAAACTACAGATTTTGAAAGCAAAAAACAGCCAAAATACAGATTTGAAAGCAAAATACAGATTTCA